AGATCAGTAATGTCTGATACCAATCGCGTCCAGCTTGGTCTCACCGAAGAAGCCACGCTGGGTACAATTCCGGCTACACCGCCCATACAAGCACTGCGCATCACCAACGCGCCGTCGCTGTCGTTCGAGCCAAACACTGTTGTGTCCGAAGAAATTCGATCAGACCGACAGATCTCGGACCTTATTCTGGTCGGTGCAGAGGCAGGCGGTGAGGTTGGCTTCGAGCTTTCGTTCGAGGCTTTGGACACCATCATGGGTGGTGCCTTGCAGAACACCTTCACGGAGCTTGCGCATCGTGTTGGTCAGCCTACGGAGATCACCAGCATCGCGGCGAACGTGGCTACCGTAGTGGACACCACAGGCGGCGGCGGTCTGGCATTCGCAGAAGGCATGGTTGTGTCTTTTGAGAACTTCGCTATCACTGCAAATAACGGGGTGTTTCGTGTCGAGGCAGCTTCCAGCGCCACCACGATCAACATCACTGGTTTGGCTCTTGAAGCCACGCCACCGGCTGATGCAGCTATTCATCAGGTGGGGTGTCAAGGTGTCGCTGGCGACATCACGGCAACTGCGGGTGCCACAAACTCGTTGGGCAGCACCACGCTCGATTTCACCGCGATGGGTATCATCCCTGGGATGTACATCAAGATTGATTCAACCACTGCGGGTAATGGTTTTGCTACCACTGCCAACAATGATTGGGTCAAGGTCGAGAGTGTCACAGCCAATCAGGTTGTGCTCAGCGAAGTTCCGGCTGGCTGGGCTACCGATGCAGGCGCGGGTCAAACCATCGCTCTGTATTACGGTGACACGCTGGTGAACGGATCAGTTCTGCGAACGTTCTCACTGGAAGAACAGTTCACCGACCACTCTCCGGTTACCTATCAATACTTCTTCGGTCAGGGAATCAATACTTTGTCCCTGGCTCTTGCATCGCAGTCCATTGTGTCTGCGACTGCTGGCTTCTTTGGAACGACAGCACTGTTCACGACCACAAGAGAAGCGGGCGCGACTGACATCGCAGCACCGACAAACACGGTCTTGAACTCCAGTTCCAACGTAGCTCGAATTGCGCGAGGCGGCGTACCCATTAGTGGGGCCAACTTTGTGCTGGAAGCGTCTGTGGATATTAACAATAACCTCAGACGGCTTCCGGCAGTTGGTTTCCTTGGTGCCATCGACATTGGCTCAGGGGAGTTCTCGGTCACCGGGAACCTCAGCACGTACTTCGATGACGCATCGATTGCACAGGATGTAATCGACAACGCGGAGACCAGCTTCAACCTGATCTTTCAGGATGATGTTGATCACGCGCTGGTCATCGATCTGCCTCGGATCAAGTTCTCATCAGGTTCGCCGGAAGTACCCGGTAAGAATCAGAATGTGACGATCCCGCTGGAGTATCAAGCGATCAGAGATCCTTCCCTGGGCTACACGATGGCAGTTCAACGACTGTATTTCGTAGCCTAGAGGTAAACATGACAACGACACTTTACGATCTGTATGAGACCAGCGAGAAAGCTGAGATCGAGGACGGCATTATGATCGAGATCCCCGGCGCGGGGGTTAAGATCTGGACACGGCGCGCGGGCGGGGCTAACACCAAGTTCACGCGCTTTGTCGAAACCGAGAACCGAAAATTTCGGGTAGCCGGTCGCGAACTCACCAACGCCGCAGGAGAAGAAATTCTCAAGCGTGGGCTGGCTCGTCACTGCATCTTCCAATGGGAAGGTGTGACCGACAGGAAAGGTAAGGTACTGGAGTGCAACGCTGAAAACGCGGAAAAGCTCATGACCGATCTGCCTTCTCTCATCATGGTCATCTATCAGCAAGCATCGAACCCAGATAACTTTCTGGCATCTGAAGCGCAACTGGAGGAAGAATCGGGAAACTAATCGAGTATCTGCTGTGGAGTCAAACCACAGATCCGCATGTGGACAAGATTATGGCGGCAGCAGCAGAGATGGGAGTGGAGATTCAGAACCCTCGGGTAACTCAACCGCCTGAGCTTTTCCCAGGGTTCGGCTTCTACATAGAGGCTTTTTGGAGACTCCACACTTGTCGCCCCCAGGGGATTTCCGAGATAGCTTGGATACCCTGGACCTCGATAAATGATTATGCAAAGCGATACAGTTTGAACGAGGTCGGCTACTATCGCTTTCAATATTTCATCGAGCGGATGGATGAGGCTTTTAGGAAATACGTTAAGGGTATAACTGGTAGTGGCGATACTGACGCTGAGAGCGCTAAACAAGAAAATGCAAAGGTTCGCGGTAAAGTATCCGACGCGCGCGCGAGGCATAAAGCAGAAAGTGGCTGAGCTAGCCATGAAAGAGCTTGTGCTGAGCACGCCTGTGGATACTGGTAAGGCGAGAGGTAGCTGGCGTGTGACTCAGAATCGCGCGTCTCGTGCTCGCCCACGCAAAGATAAATCAGGGGGTCGAACGATTGCCCACGCTCTCAGCACTATCCGTGGGATCAAAGGTAGCGCGGACATCATCATCACTAACGTTGCAGATCACACCACGCTGATCGATGACGGTAGGGTGATCATCACTAAGGCCAGACCACATGCGGACCCAGGTTTCGTTAACAGAGCGGTGAAGCGTGCAAACATCGCTGCGGGCAAAACCCGCACAGTGTTGGGTGCATATAAATAATGGCTACAACAATTGACAATGTAGTATTGGTGTTCACGGCACGCGGCGCGCAGCGTGTTGCCCGTAGCATCAATGAAGTGGGGTTCTCGTCCGCTAAGGCCGCGAACGCCGCTGGTTTGCTACAGGGAGCGCTGGGCGGTCTCGGTGCTGCCCTGGCTGTGCGTCAGGTTGTTGCCTATGCAGACTCCTACACGGAGCTTCAGAACAGGCTGCGCCTCGTTACGGAGACCTCAGATGGGGTAGCCGTTGCAACTCAGAACATCTTCGATATTGCCAGCCGCACGCGGGGGAACATCGAGGAAACCTCACGTACCTATTTCCGCTTTGCACGAGCCAACGAACGACTCGGGCTGAGTGAACAAGAACTGTTGGATATCACCGAGACCGTCAACCAAGCGGTTGCCTTCTCAGGTACATCCGCAGAGTCAGCGTCGAGCGCATTGTTCCAGTTCTCCCAGGGTATTGCTGCGGGCACCCTGCGTGGTCAGGAATTGAACTCCGTGCTTGAACAGATCCCAGGTCTTGCCGAGGTATTGGCTAAAGGTCTCGGGGTAGGTGTAGATCAACTTCGTAAGATGGGTGAGCAAGGCAGGCTCACAGGTCGAGCGTTGGCCCAGGCACTTCTCTCGCAGCGAGAATTCGCGGGTGAGCAGTTTGGTCGAGTTATCTTCACCGTCAGTCAGGAATTTGAGGGACTACGCACAGAGGTCATTCGCTACATTGGTCAAGTGGATCAAGCTCTAGGTGCGTCTCGTGCTCTCGCTAAAGGCATCCGTTGGCTTGCGTTGAATTTGGATGAGGCGGCTAAGGTTGCGTCCATTGCGGGTGCGCTGATATTCCGTTCATTAGCTATTCAGGCTGTACGTGGTGTGGCAATCCTCACTGCGGCACTGGTTGCGAACCCCTTCGGCGCGTTAGTTGCTGGTGCCAGTTTAGCGATCTCCACCCTGGTTGCGTTTCGTGAGGACATAACTCTAGCTGCGGCAGATGGCGCAACGCTAGGTACAGCAATGGAAGTTGCTTTCTTTAAGATCAGGGATGCGGCTAAGGCGGGATTTGAGATCGCCAAGAAAGCACTCGATGACTTCCTGCTTGGCTTCAGGGGTGAGCAAACCGCAGGGCTGTTCAATCAGTTCGGGCGCACCCTGAATGATCTGCTGAGTGGAACCCAAGGCAACTTGCGGCAGTGGGCGAACGTAGCGATTGGTTTGTTGACACTGCCCGTTCGTGTTGCGATCAACTCGTTCCAAAGATTACCAGCCGCATTAGGGGATCTATTCTTCCAGGCGCTTGAAGGTCTGCGCCAGATAATTATTGGGCAGTTTAATTGGGAACAGTTCGTTCAGAACATCACGAACTTTTTCATCAATGCATTTAAGAAAGCATTCAACTTTGTGATCGAAGCGGGCAGAGCAGCGTTCAACGCGCTGAAGGATCTGTCATTCGACATTGACTTCGATAAAATTCTTGACACCATTAATCAAGGCTTCGAGGATTTCAAGGCCGCGCCGGTCGTAAACCCCTTCGAGGGAGCGGCAGCAGAGTTCGCGGATGGGTTTGTCAAAGTGTTCACCGATACAGTCAACCGTGACTTCATTGGTGACGCGGGCATCATACTGGAGAGGTTCAAGACCGAGTTTGTTAAGCCCTTCCTGGCTGAAGTCGCCAAGACCCAGGCAGCGAAAGATGCTGCGGCTTCAGGGGAAACGCCTCTGCGTAAGCCATCAACGGAAGGCTTCGATGTCGATGCCACTACGGCAACGTTGGAACAGATCAAAGAGATTGAATCCCTCACAAACAGATTCCAGGCTACCGGCGATAAGCTGAGAGATGGTCTGGATCTGCTGCGTGAGTATCGTGATGAGGTTGCACGATTTGGCAAGGACACGTTTGGTGTCACTGTCGAGGAAGTGGATGCAGCCATCACCGAACTGGAACGAAGGATCAGCGGAACTACCGATTTAACGAGAGAACTATTTATCGGGGCGGCGGAAGCAGCGCGGAGCGCGTTAGTCGATGTATTAATTGATCCCCTTAATGCATCATTCAAAGACTTAGCGCGCGGCTTTGTCCAGACCATGCAACGAATCGTGGCTGAGGCAATAGCGGCAGAAGCAGTTCTGGCCGCGCTCAATTTTATTCAAGGCTTTGTGGGCTTCCGTGTACCGGGAGCTACAGCCACACCCCGACCGTCAGCCGGTAGCGCGCTCGGTGGTGACATCATTGGTGGGCAGGCTCGCCTTGTAGGTGAACGTGGTCCCGAAGTGATAGTACCGGCACAACGTAGCACAGTGATCCCCAACAGTGACCTCGGTGGCAATCAGGCGGGTATGCGCAAGCTGGAAGGTCAGATGGCAGCGCTCGCGAAAGCTGTCTCCAACATGCCAGCACCCCAAGTGATCAATGTGAACGAACAAGATCCTGCTGCATTAATCTCTGCGTTAAATACGCGAGAGGGTGCGAAGGTACAAAGAAACTTTGTCGCGACTGATGCTCGACAAACCAAACGAATTCTTGGAGTGCGCTAATGGCTCACGAAGTAATGTGGTCGCATAGTGTTAACGGATTCATCCGGCAGTTGCGTTCTTTTCTCAAGGACGCACCCCGAGTGGTTCGTGCTAACGATCACGATGACATCAACAACCTGGGTGTGTCTTATACGCTTGGTGGCGGCGGCGCTCGTCCTGCGGGTGATATTCTCCATATCGCTTCCGAGGTGGGGTGCCCACAGAGTACATATCGAGCCACAGTTATCGTGGCGTCTACCATCGAAGGCTCCTACCAAACGAACATCAACCGGACGGTGACATTCAACACTGCCGCTCGAACCATCACAGATGATGGTGGTGGTGACTGGTCAACGGCTGGTGTCGTAGTGGGTGATTTGATTCGCATCGATAATGCTGTTACTGCGGGCAATAATGGTGTGTGGCGTGTTCTGTCCATTACCAATGGTGGTGCCACTAATGATGTCATTACTTTGGACACCAATGATGCACTCGCTGCCTCTGATGCTGCTGACAACATTGATGTGCGCCCCATCACTGGTGGTTCGGTGTTCGACGTGCGGGAGGATCAACCCGGCACCAACACTCACATTGGCTGGATGATGGATGGCATTGAGTTCATGGCGAAGGATGGCACCATCTGGCTGTACATGCGCTCAGGCGGCTCCTGGGCGGCAACTGACTACGCTCAGTGGGTGCTAGAGCCAGGGGCTTTCACATCCTATGATGAGTGGGCAATTGTTCGCACCGTGGATCTGAATGAGAATGGTGGCGCTGCTGACACCATCACACGCAGTGACTACAACGGTAATTTCATTCGTGAGGGCTTTGAGTCTGGTGAACTGGTAGAGGTCTCGGGTTCTGTGGGTGAGGATGGTGTGTATCCCATTGTCACTGCTGCGGCGAAAACTCTGACATTGAACATAGGCGACTTCACCACCGATGAGCTTGGGGTAGAAGTGACCCTGACACCACGTCAGGCTGTTACTGTGAACTTCGACCCTGCTGACGCGGGGTTCTCAAACGCGCCGACGATCATTCGCACAACTGGTGATTGGCTGGAGCGGGGGTTTCTCCCCGGTGGGCAGATTGAAATATCTAACGCAGTAGATGGACAGAACAATGCCACCTGGGTGATTGATTCGATTGACACTGAGACCAATCCTAATGATGTGCTGATTCTTGTGGCTGGCTCAGGAATTGCTGCGGAGACCGCAGACGCAATCACTGCCACTCCGAGGAACCACAATCTGCTCGCTTGGAGCGAACACCGTTTCATTTATGGGTCTGCGGGCACAATACCCAACGCTAATACTCAGAATAATGGTGAACTCCCACCAATCCCTGATGCTAATGGCAACTACAATCTTGAGTGGATCGGTATCGGTCCAGGGGATGATCCTGTAAATAATCCTCAGACTATCTATTGTGGGATGCAGTCACAGTACAGCGGCACCACGCGGCAGAACATTGAGGTCCGGGGGTCTGATGCTGTGTCTGACTCTGCGTTCAATTCTTTGGGCAACGTATCACCACCAACCTATATCTACTTGACGCTCAGCCCCAGCATGGAAACTTTTGTCACCGCTGATGGCGCTCATGTAACCGGGTTCCTCGATGTGAACACTTCGGTCACTGAGTGGTTCTATATGGGCTTTGGCAATATCCACGGCTCACAGAATCAGCACCCACGACCAATGCTGATCGGTGGGAATGGGTTTGAATCAACTGGATCGAGATCATCCACAGGAGATAGGTACAGATTCTTTCCCAAGGGGATCGACTGGACTGGTACCACATCGGTGTCCGATCCTAAAACGCAGGGAACGTGTTGGCACCGATGGGTTGATGGGCAGTGGTTTGCTGTGGCGAACTACCACCTGAGTAATGGCACTCAATTATTTGCCCCTATTGATAGCAACACTGAGATGTTTACGTGGCCTTATGGCAACGTGGGTGGAATTGTTTTCCCACACAACGGTGGGTTGAGTAACTTTCAGCCTTCCGGTGGTACTGATGGCGGTACAACGGACAACCCAAACAAAAGAAGCATATTCCCTTCTGTGTTGAGGCAAACGCCCACTTCGATCACCCCTAACCCAAACAGGGAGTACCCACTTCTGCCTGTGGTTGCACTGACTGTGCAGCCTAACTACAACGTGGTGGTGGACTTCCGTAACATTTTCTTCACGCCACATGATTCACAGGCAACGAAGAACCGAATCTTGCAAGGCGACTTTGTGTACATCGTCGGGCAGAACCATGAAAAAACCGGGCAGCAGGACTTCGCTGCTTTGAGGCTTGCATAATGAGTGTAGTAGATATCCCCGTTTCGGCGCTCGACAATGAGTCAGACCTTATGGACTGGCTGGCGACTGAGCTAGTTACTAACCACAGATTCGTTGAAGAACGTCGCACCGGGTCGGTGGCTGGCAATGATCTGATTGTGTTCCTGTCGCGGCCTGGGTCGGAGACATATTTGGGGGCTACTCACATACCCAACCTTCTGCTTCTACTTGAGAAAGGCGACAACACTGAAGGTGCCAGCAACAAAAGTTTTTCATTCAACATTGCCTTCGATACGTTCGACAACATTGTGCAGACTGTCGCACCAGCGGCTATCACTGTTGACTTTGATACTACAGGTAATGGTTCGATCCAAGTTCTTTCCGGTGCCTTCACAAATTGGACAACGGCGGGTTATACAAATGGTGATTGGGTCTACATCACGAATGCTGCTACTGCTGGCAATAATGGTTACTTCGCGATCAGCACCATTTCTACCACAACGCTCACTAATGACACTATTAACCTAGTCCCAACAGGATCAGGTGGGCCGCAGGATCTTGCTGCTTCTGATCTCAGTGACGCCATCACGGTAGAGGGGCAGCTTACCAACAGCGGGCTAGCTACAATGACAGGCTTCAGTGTCAGCGCACGATCAGATACCGTTAAGTGGAATTGGGGTGTGGATAAAATGGGTTCCACAGCACCATATCTACGTGCGCGTTTGATTACTAATCCAACCAGTAATTCAGCAACTCCAAGTGAGCCACTTTCATTCATTGTTGTGGTTGAAGTTGATACTGATATCTATCGAAAATTTGGTTTCGGTGAGGTGGTCAAGCTGGTCGATTACACAGGCGGGTTTTGGGCAAGCGGTGATTTGTGGAATGAAGCCACTGATGTTGATGGACAAACAGTAACGCCAATGTTCTGTCAGGGAGTGGTCGGCAGCATTACCTATTCGGAGAACCTTAATTCAAATGCAGCGCCGTTTGCAGTGTACTCTGCGGATTGGATTGCCACAGGAACTTCTGATGAGAATGGTCGTGGTTGGTTCTTCTCGGGTTCGTATGGCAGTTCGTCATTCGATGCGCCAACGCAATATCCAATGGCGACGTTTCACTACCTGGGCAGTGCCGCAGAACTGATCGGCTACTCCCCATCGGCGTTCAGTGGTCAATCCGAACGCTGGCCTATTGTTTGCTTCGCGGGCTTTGGGAATAAACTAGCAGCCTCGGGGTACACACTCGCGCCCATGTGCATAGTCCCTGATGTGTTCTTAGCAGACATCACCAACGTCGATGCCTATTCAGTCATTCAGGATGACTATGGTGAGAAGTTCATGGTTGTGCCGATGTACACCAAAGCGGGTTCCGGCGTAGGGTCATCTGAAAAGTGGGGGTATCTGATCAGGAATCCTGATCTGACTGTGACCTAATGGAAGCACTAATTCGGGTAAAGTATAACAATGTCACTGGCTATGGAATCAAGAATGATATCGCCGTAGCCTACATCTCGCGTGCGGCAAGCCAAGCTATGTATGCTTCGTTGGGAAACCAGCATGGCGCTATTGAGGCGGGTCGTTGTGAGCGCAGAGTGGCATTCATACGTGACCCCTTGGCGCGCCATGTGTCTGCGTACCGGCTGATGAAGATGATCTACACCCAGGGCATTGAGCGGGTGCCCAACCAAGCTCTGATGAGCTACGGTGCGTTCTGTGAATACAGTGTGGAGAATGAGGATCAGCATTGGCTCCCACAGATGGAGACCCTACGCCGCTACGGGGATCTCATCACGGAGCATTACCCCCTTGAACTTCTCTTGCGAAAGTGGGTTGAATTTTTCCGGTTGCTGCCCCCGATCATGAATGAAGCGCTCGTGGAATACCCCGCTAATGTGAGACCGGCTGGGGTGCTCGAACTCTACTACGCGGAAGATATTGAGATGCGGGAGTCACTACGTGGCTGACAATCCTGGCATCGCAATTGAAGCGCTCGGGCGCACAAACAAATTCAGAGACGATACTACTTTTGTACGTCCTGGCACTGTGCTGCCTTTATTTGTTCCTCCGATCATCGGCTATCACCGAGAGGAAGAAGTTGGGCACAATGATGGTGACACTCTGCTCGCGCAGGGTCCGGCCAGATCGAGACAGCAGTTCCCCGCGCCGTTCAGAACTAACCGGGGCATTTTGATCGAGGGTTTCTACGATCTATTCTGGAAAGATCGCGTTCACATTATTGATAGCAGTTTTGATGCGGGCAACGTTCTGTCTGCGGTAACCAATTCTTTTGAGATCTACAACTCAGGCACAAGGCTTGGGCAGCACTCTCGGCGTCAGGTCACCATAATTAGTGACCTCACTAGCCAAGGCATCACTATCACCACAGGCAACACTACGGTGCCCTTCTACCTGGGTCTTGGTCAGTCTGAGGTGTATGAATATCTGATTAGTTCAGATGGTGTTGCAACGATCAGTGGCAGCTACGACTTCACTTGGAATCATGGTGTAGTTCTTCAGCACTTTATCACCGGCTCACGCTTGCTGTTGTTCACCTTCGACCCACAGGAAGGGTATAGGGAAACGTTCGAGTGGCGCACAGATATTATTGAGAAAGCTGGTGGATCAGAGCAACGCATCTCCGTGCGCAACATCCCCAGGCTGGTCATCAACCATGAGTTCTTGTTCGATGACCCCGAGACCATTATCGAGTTCCAGAACATACTGTACACGAGACTACCAAACCGCCTGGGCCTGCCCTACTGGCGCGACTTTGTGACACTCAATGCTGCGGTGACAGCCGGTGATGTAGTGCTCAGTGTGTCCACGACCACTAATCGTGACTTCCGTGTTGGTCTGAACGTAGCGTTGTACGACCGTGACACAAACAGTTTTGAGGTCGGTGAGATAGCCGTGGTCAATACCAACCAGATCACACTCCAGGCACCTTTGCTGCAAAGCTGGGCTGCTGGTGTTGAGGTATTGCCTGTA